TCGCGGAAATACTTGCAATTGCATCATCACTATAACCTAATGAATCAAAGTTAACATCACTTAAGAAAGAACCTTCTAAAATCCATTTTTCTACAACAACACCTGTTGGGTCTAACATCTCAAGGTCGATGTTTTTCTTATACCCCGCAGCGTATCCCATACGTCCTGTTACAGACTCAGCACATAAACGTACCCACTCCATAAGAGCTTGTGATGCTGAAGGTCCAATAGGGTCTCTAAATTTAACTTGAATTGTTCCCCAAGTAAAACGACCTGCAACATATGTTGAAGTGTTTAAAAAAGGTATCTCAATGTCTTTAACTGTGATATGTGGTCTAGCAGCTGTTTCTACGAACCATTCGTTAATCCCTAAAGTAGATGGGAATCGTACAATAAACCTATTTTTTCTTTTTGGTTCATACGGTATGGGCATTTTCATTAATAAATCAGCCATTGTCTATTTGTTTTTAATTTTTATTTTTTTATCTTGTTTATTATAAATATTACCTATTTAATTTTTTTCTCTTGACTTTTAGATTTAAATTTTTTATAATTCTAGAAATTATAGTTATTATAATTAATTATTTAATAGTTTTTATTTATAATAATTATTTTAATATTCTTTTTTAATTCCTCCTGCTGTTGAATAAGTTTTAATAATATTTTCTGGGTCTTGCTCAAAATGTTTTTTAACAACCTCCACATTTTTTAAATCGTCATCAGAAAAACCTATTTTTGGAACAAAATAATTATTTATTTTATTTTTTAAGAAAGCCTTTTTTTGTATATGTTGAGACATATCTTTAACATATTTAACAAATTCTTTTAAAGCCTTTATTTTACCTTCTTCCGGATTAGTTGCGGAACCTTCTCCATAACTTACAGGGTAAAACCTACATAAGTCCAAATATTCTCGAATCATCTCTCTTTTAGAGACATTTTCTTCATCCGCTAAATCACGATATTTTTCTAAATTTCTAACTAATTCGTTTGAATCAATACCATTAATATTTGAAACAATGTAATTATAACAAGCCTCTTTTAATACTGATGGTGTATGACCTCTTGCGGTCACTATTGAAAAAATTGACCCATTATTTATTGCCTCAACAAAATCTTCCCAAGCCGGTCCCGGTTTAGCGGTCATAGCATCAACTATAAATTGTTTATCTCCTTTAACCCCAAAATATATAAAAGGGTTTTCTGCGAACCCAACAATTGTATGTCCTTCAAACTCAATAGGTTCTTTTCCAATTATTTCACGATAAGTTGCAAAATCTTCAGTAGACATCCCTACCTCATCACCATCTTCATCTTTAAGTAAAATTTTTGTTGGCATCGAAACAATGTTATCATCCCAATCAAACGCGTAATACTTTTCATCGGGGGCACCAAACTCATCAATACCTTCTTTTATTCTATTTTTTAACATAATTTTTAATTAAGGCTTAATTATGACCCACCCTAAGATGAGTCATAATTTTTTTATTATATATTCTCGAAAGAAGCTCCGGTTGGAGTAATATAGAATGTAATGTCTATAAATTCTAACGATTTGGTTGGTTTGATATAAATCTTACCAGTCATTTGATTTCTATCTAAATCAGCTACGTCTGACGAAACTGTTACACGGAAATCATATAAACCTCTATCTCTTCTGATAGCATCTAAGATAGGATTAACCGCATCTAAGAAATCTTGTCTTACTTTTTGGTCGTTTTGTTCAAACAATAATCTTACAGATACCGCAGAAATCAATTTACGAGCTTGAAGTAATAATCTTCTAACATTTATTCTATCAAGTGCTGATTGAGCAATTTGTAGAGTTTTGTTACCCCAAATTACTGTACCAACATCAGAGAAAGTAGCAATTGGATTAATACGTCCTTGGTAAAGAGTATCTCTATCTTCTTGAGTCAGTTTCTTTCTCGCTTTGATTGCGTTTACAATACCTCTTGTGTAACCTGCTGCCGCGAACCAAGGGAATGCGATGTTATCAGTTAACGCCAAGTTTCTTGTAACCTCAGCAGTTGGTGGTAAATAGATTTGAGTGTTATTAACACTATCTCTAGTTAATACCCAAGGGTAGTAAGTCGCGGTATAGTTAGAGTCAATACCACTTTCTTCTAAATTATTTACCGCCTCTTGTGGATAGATTAAAGCACTTGGGTCAGGACTTGGAATGAATAAATCACTATCCGGTGTTGTACAAATGTATAACGAATCCGCTCTGTTAAATTCAATCATTTCAATAGCATCACCTACTAAGTCAGAGTTATTAACATAATCAATACCCGGAGTAACAAATAAGTTAATATTAACCGCCTCAGGATTTGAGAATGTTTGTTGACCTAATAAATAAGCGTAGTAGTCAGAGTTAGCCCAATCAACACTATTGTTTCCAACAGTAATTTTCTTGAATGCCCCCCAACCTGTTGCTGTTGGATATTGAATATCAGGACAAGCACCATTTAAGAATCCTCTTCTACCTAATTTAAATGTATCGGTATTACTTCTTGATTCTCTATAGATATCCCAACCATCGAAACCACCTTGTACTAATAATGAGAATTTACGAGAGTATATTCTATAGTAAGGACTTGATTCACTTGTTGGGTCTGAAGTAAATGTTGCATCACCAACATAATAAGCCGGAGTTCCACTAGTGGTATATACGTTTGATATTGTAATACCACTTGCATTTTTATCCATATGGAAACCTTTAGTTAATGTTATCCATTCAGCCGCGTCACTATCAATACATAAGTTTATTGGTTTTTGTTTTCCTTTATATTGGAAGAAGTCAACATCATATCCTGCTCCGTTTCCTGTTGAAATACCTAAATAAGTTCTACGAACATTATCACCCGGACTTAGAGTTGCATCATTCCCTCCTGAACTTAATCCAAATGGGGGGTCAAATACTACTTCACCAGGGTAATCATATTTAGTTTTGTAAATTGGGAATGGTGACCTTGATGAACCATATTGTCTAAATTTAAACCCTTGGAAACCGCAAGGTAATGTATCAATTGGTGCGTCTTCATTCATTTCTACCATAATGTATTTTGAATTCAATTCATATTCACCATCAGTCGTACCTATTTTCTTAGCTACAAATGAATTGTCTTGAGGATTCATAGTACAATTTGTAAATTTCTCAATTACTACAGGATTATTATCTGTATCATAGAAATCTCTAACTAATATATCAAAAGTTAAATTACCAAAAGACATATTTGCAATAGATATTTTAACTTCAGTATTAGCTGCATTACCATCAGATATCGTTGCAAATCTAAATAGGTTAAATACTTTGTTACCTCTAACCTCAGAAACTACCCACGGAGAAACCGGTGTTTGATATCTTTCTAAGTAGTAAGCGATTGATGATGAATCACCACCAGCAGCTCTTGGTAAATCTAATAAATTACAATTTAAACCTCTAATATAACCTTTATTGTACCCATAATTCAATAATGCTTGGAATCTTTCTTCAACAAATACCGGAACTGTTGTTCTTGGTTTAGCAAAGTTTGAAGAACCAAATACTTTTGGTAAGTATTTAGAATCTGATTCACTAAATGATGTTTCGAAGAAGAATGTATTACCATCATAATCAGTCACATTAAGACCAAACGTTGCAAATGGATTTTTATTAATATTTGAATAAGTTGATGCAGTACAATTAATAGATACATCAGTCGCTCCTGTAACTTCATAAACCGGCCCATCACTATTAGTACCATAAGTAGCAATACCTCTTGAACGAAGAGTTGCTATAACCATATCATCAAAATCAGTATACGAAACACCTGAATATGTATAAATTTTACCACTTACCGTACCACTATAACAAGTTGTTATTATTCCGGTATTATTTGACCCTGTATTACCCGTTGTTGCAGGATTACAACGATTATATATAGAAACATTTACTGTCCAATTTTTTGTTGTTCCACTATCTTGAGACACTAAAACATATTGTTTAGTTCCCGCTGAGAAATTTTGGGTTGTTCCTGAACTTTGTTGTGTAACACCACTAACTTTAACATTTGTAGTACAAGAACTGAACATAACAGTTAATGCTGACAAACTTGATGTTGTTGTTCCACTTGGTAATACAACACTAATTGTATTGTTATTATAATTTATACTACCAACAGTATTTGAAACTGTTGCAGAACTCATAGAAAATGAATAGAATGTTGCACAATTTGATAATGACGTAGTGGCGGTTAAAGTACTAACAACATTATAGAATGAGAAACCACTATATGAACCACTATTATTATCAAATAAAGAATAATACCAAGGGTCGTTATTTGCGTCAGTATAATCTGCGTTAGTTGAACTTACACTATCAATACCATAGACATTATTTTCAGATGTATAAGTTGTACTTAACGTGTTATAATCTGAACCTGAAATTGTTCCATAGTAGTTAATCGATGTTGCTGAACTACTTGGTGTTGTTATAATGTCAAATAACTGAGTTTGGATATTATCTAAAAGTCTTGATGTACTACCATTAAATGTTTCGTAAGTATCATTTATTTTATTTGATATTGTTGGTGGAACATTGAATACTTCAACAGTTCCAATTCCACTATTACATCCAGTAAACGTGAATGTGAATGGTGTTATAGTATAACCTGTACATATGTTAGTACAAGTATTAATATCATATGTAAAACCTGAACATTTGAATCCTACTGTTGATTTATCTACGTTCGCGATTGTTCTAAAAGACCAAGATGGTCCCGCGTCATATCCTGACAATCCCAAAATTCTAGTTACAAACAACTGATTAGATTGTTGTAAATAAGCTTTTGCGATATACGAAGCTTCATACTTCGGTATTTGTGTATTAATAAATTTTTCAGGTGTTGTACCCCCAAAGAAGTTAGTGAACTCATCAAAATTTCGTATAAAAATAGGTTCGAAAGCTGGACCTTTAAGAGTCTCACCAACAATACCTAATGTGGTTACACCCACACTCTGTGCTACGAAACTTAAATCAACTTCGGAAGTATATACCCCGGGAGATACGAATACTTTGCTGTTTGTTGCCATTAGTTTGTCTTGTTTATAATTTTATTTATATATAAATATTAAAAAAAAATCAAAATACTTTACTTCG